AGACGTGCCCTCCTGTCTCGGGGGTGTGGAGCTTCTGATAAACGTAGGGTAATGGGTTGACCACAAGCGCGCAATGTCCTACAGCTAAAGACCACTTGGAGGTTCGAATCCTTCCACTACAGCAAACTAAAACCAAACTAACATGAGTACATTCATTGATCGTTTACGCACAGAAAAACAAGAGTTAGACGAGAAACTAACAAAGCTTGAAGACTTCTTGGCAACAGACACCTTTACAGGATTGGCAAACATTGATAAGCTTTTGCTAGAAAAACAGTTTGCTATAATGACTGAATATAGTCGTGTATTGAATAGTCGTCTAATGCGATTAGAACAAGAGTAAAATAGGGGATGACGGGCTTTGGTGCTTCTGATTAAAACCGGGTAGCACGGTAACGTGGGTTCGACTCCCACCGTCTCCACAAAAGCTTCCTTAGCTCAGTTGGTAGAGCCTTTGATTTGTAATCAAGAGGTCGTAAGTTCGAATCTTACAGGAAGCTCAAAGAGGATAAAACGTATAGTAACCTCAAGGGTCCTAGGCCCTACTATACTCCATTGGAAGATGGGTGAGCGGCTAAAACCGGCAGACTGTAAATCTGCTCTCAGAACGGGTACGGGGGTTCGAATCCCTCTCTTCCAACGATCTTAAAGCTTGATCGGGTTAATGGTATAAGTGCACCCTGCAAACCGTAAAAGGACAAAACCATAAAGCACCACGTTGGGGATCGCGAGCGACCAACATAAGTAGGAATGGCAGAGTGGCCCAATGCACCTGTTTGCAAAACAGAAAAACCGGCGGTTCGAATCCGTCTTCCTACTCTAAACGAAATAAACGAAAACCAATGACACAAGAAGTTTACACAGATCATGAGATTACTCCTCATCCAACAGAACTTACTCAAGGAGAAAAGTTAGTTGGAAAAACATTTAACCCATCAGGAGATGATAGAGTTGCAAAGGCAAAAGCATTATGTGCTGAGTTAGCAGATATGATTTATTTAAACATAAAAGATTCTGCAGAAAACGGAACGCTAACAGCTTTAAGACATCAGTTATATGATAGAGCAATTATGGATATCTTAGCTGCTCAAATGATGGTTGTTAAATCTTTAACTCTTAAGTAATGAACTTTGGAGAAGCTTTAGAACAATTAAAGTATGGTCATAAGATGGCCAGAAAAGGATGGAACGGTACTGGTATCTTTATCAAACTTCAGTTACCAAGACTTCATTCAAAGATGACTATTCCTTATATCTATATTGATACTACAGGATTAGAAACAGACAACCCAGATGCACCAACAGGACTAGTACCTTGGACACCATCTCAAACAGATTTATTAGCAAACGATTGGGAACCAGTAATAAATGAATAATACAGTAGAACTTATAGGATTTTATGGAGGAGATCAGACGCATGCCCTCTCAGCTTGGACATCAACTTCACGTGACTTTGAGACAAAAAAAGATCGCATGCCTGCGTTACTTGATATGCTTGCCAAGGACGGTCACCATACGCCGTTTGAAAAATCGTCTCTCCATTTTTTGGTCACAACAGATATTGCCTCACATATTCACCTTATTAAACACCGTATTGGTGTTGCTGTTAATGGAGAGTCTGCCAGATACAAAGAATTAAAGGAAGATAAGTTTTTTATTCCAGAAGATTGGAAAGGTATTACTTCATCTGAACCTTTGTATATTCATGATGAAGATTATAATCGTGAAGATGCAGGTGGTGAGCTGTCATGGAATAAAGGAACTGAATGGGCTTCAATCTTACAAGATTATACTGAGATAGGTAACTACCTGTATCACAATGCATTAAAAGATTTGACGCCAGTACTTGGTAGAAAACGTGCGAAAGAATCTGCTAGATTTTTTAAAACGTATAACTCACAGATTACTGCTGATGTGATGTTTAACTTTAGAAGCTTTATGTTATTTCAAAAGCTTAGAAATGATGAGCATGCTCAAGTAGAGATTAGAGATATTGCTCAACAAATGCTTACCATTGTGCAGGAGTTGCCATGGGAGCCGTTTAAACACTCACTAAACGCATTTGGTTATGCTAAACAAGATTAATAGTCACAACTATGTGATTCACTTCAATCAATACACAAAACTCTGGCATGCAATACCAAGAGAGTTGTATCAAGAATATTGGAACAAAGATCCAAAAGAAGATGATCGTATTATTACGATGGGAAGGCTTTGCGATCTACTTGATGCATTAGGCATTGATGAACAATAAACATGAGTAATCAAGCATTTTATAAACAAGTCCCAACATGGGATAACGGAACTTGGACAACTACTATATTCTCAACGAAAGAAGAGTATATAGAGTTTGTCCTTTCTGTTTTTAAGGAACCTGGTGAATATCAGTTTAATGAGACCAGTGAAATCTTTAATGAGCAAGCAACAAACTTTAATGCAAACGGATATTATTGTGATGCTCCTTTTAAATCCGCAGACTTTATGTTCTACTGGGATAGCGAAAAGGAAAAATGCAGACAAGGTGTTATCTATAAATCAGGTGATTTAACTTGGTATTTATGTAGAGAATACTACATGTGGCTTAACTTCTTGCCTATCTATGATAAAGAAGAAAAGAAGTTTGGTTTTGCAAAGGTTAGAGATGCCCAGTATCACATGGCTTTGTATGAGCATCTTGCAGAATTACATTACAGACATGCAATTATTCTAAAGAAACGTCAAATTGCTTCGTCATATTATCATATGGCTAAGTTTATAAACACCTATTGGTTTGAATCCGGGGCTGTTTTAAAACTTGGAGCATCTTTAAAAGACTACATAAACGAGAAGGGTTCATGGAAGTTCTTAGACGAATACAAAAACTTTCTTAACGAGCATACCGCCTGGTATAGACCTAACGAACCGGACAAGATTGGAGCATGGCAACAACGTATTAAAGTACGTCAAAATGGTCGTGATACTTATAAAGGTTTGAAATCAACGATCAACTCATACTCCTTCGAAAAAGACCCTACAAATGGTGTCGGTGGTCCTGTGGTTTACTTCTTTCATGAAGAGGCTGGTATTGCTCCAAAGATGAATGATACATATGGTTTCATGAGACCTGCCTTACGTTCTGGAGATATTACAACAGGGCAGTTTATTGCAGCAGGATCAGTCGGTGACTTGGATCAATGTGAACCTTTAAAACAGTATGTACTAAATCCAGAAGCAAATGAGTTTTATGCAGTTGAATCTAATCTAATAGATAAAGATGGAACAATAGGTAAGACTGGTTTATTTATTCCGGAACAATGGTCAATGCCTCCATACATTGATGCCTATGGTAACTCACTTGTTAAAGAAGCACTTGAAGCTCTTGAAAAACGTTTTGAAAAAGCAAAGAGAGACTTAGATCCAGAAGCATATCAACTTGAAGTATCTCAATCTCCAAGAAATATTGAGGAGGCTTTTGCAACAAGAAAAGAAGCAAAGTTTCCTACTCACCTGGTTACCAAGCAGTTACAACGAATAGCTGAAAAAGAATATCCTGTTGAGTATGTTGACTTATTCTTTAATGCTGAAGGTAAGGTTGAATCAAAAGAGTCAAGAAAACTTCCTATCATGGAGTTTCCAATCTCAAAGAAGACTGAAGACAAAGAAGGAGTTATATGCATTTGGGAACGTCCGATAAAAAATGCTGCATGGGGAACCTATTATGGATCTATTGACCCCGTTGGTGAGGGAAAGACAACAACGTCAGAATCATTATGTTCTATTATTATCTACAAGAACTCTGTTGAGATATCAAAAATAGATCAGTCAGGTTCAATGAAAAACTATATTGAGCCAGGAACTATTGTTGCTAGTTGGTGTGGACGTTTTGATGATATAAATAAAACACACGAACGACTTGAGTTGCTTATACAGTACTACAATGCATGGACTATTGTTGAGAATAACATCTCTCACTTTATACAGCACATGATCAGTAGACGTAAACAGAAGTATCTTGTACCAAAAGACATGATCCTTTTCTTGAAAGACATTGGTGCAAATAAGTCTGTGTTCCAAGAGTATGGTTGGAAGAATACCGGTACGTTATTTAAGAGTCATATGTTATCTTACGGTATTGAGTTTGTAAGAGAAGAGATAGATTCTGAAGTAAACGAGAACGGAGATATAATAAACGTTAAGTTTGGTGTTGAAAGAATACCAGATCCAATGATTCTAAAAGAGATGTTAGCTTATCAACACGGGCTTAACGTCGATAGACTTGTTACTTTCTGTGCTCTTGTGTCTTTTGTTAAAGTACAGGAGTCAAACAGAGGTATGTCTAAACGTGTCGAAGTCGAGGATGATAAGTTGCAGAACTCGCAAAAAATGAGTAAATTAACTATGAGATCTCCTTTTAGACATATTGGAGCAGGCAATGCTTCCTCAACATCAATGCGTCCACCAAGGAATCCTTTTAGAAACATAAAATAGCCTTTATGGGTCAAAACAGATCGGAGCGTCATGCTGAAATAACCAAGACAATCCAAGAACAAAAAGCTGAAAAGAAACGTCCAGTTAACTTTCAGCTACAGTTGAATGAGGAGCAGAAAGAAGCAAAAGAAATAATACTACAGAATGCAGTTACTGTATTATCAGGAGCAGCAGGAAGTGGTAAAACTTTATTAGCTTGTCAGGTAGCTCTTGATATGTTATTTAAAAAACAGGTAAAAAAGATTGTGATTACACGACCAACAGTCTCAAAAGAAGAGATTGGGTTTTTACCAGGCGATTTAAAGGAAAAGATGGAACCGTGGATGCAACCCATCTACGCTAACTTGTATCTTTTGTATAATAAAGAGAAGATAGATTCTGTCCTTAAAGATCAGTTAGAGATTGTACCTCTTGCATTTATGAGAGGTCGTACATTCTTAGATACCTTTGTTATTGTTGACGAAGCTCAGAACTGTACAAACGAAAACATGATTATGATCATATCCAGACTTGGTCTACGATCAAAGATGGTTATATGTGGAGATACAGCACAGGTTGACTTAAAGTATAGAAACGAAAGTGGCTTTAAGTTCTTACTATCTGTTGCAAACAAAGTAAAGGATGCAGATTCATTTACTTTAAAAACAAACCATAGACATCCAGTTGTTGAGTCTATGTTGATTAAATATGAGGAACTAGAAGAACAGATAAACAATGGAAAACCTAACACCAAAACAGGAAAAGCATAAACAAAAGATTGAGTTGCTATCAAGACTTATTGATGAGAAAGCAATTACTTTAACTGATGCATTGTTATTATTATCTGATACAGAGGAAAGGGTTACACAACCTATTCCATCTGGACCGATACCAAGAACACCTCTTACTGGACCAACTGGTCCTCAAGGTCCTATAGGCGTGCCAGGTAAAGGAAATTGGTCACCGTATCAAGCATATGATATACGATATGGATCTGGTACTACTTTTGTTGGTTTTAATAATACAACAGGGCAGTTAGTGAATATGGATACTGTATTAACAACAACAGGATCCAGTAGTATTGGAGCAGAATTAGCAAAAGAATATCTAAACGATTTAGATTCACAAGAATAAACAGTTCAAAGATGCAGATTATAAATGCCCTTGACGCTAAAGCGGGTAAAAAGACTGAGAATAACAAGATGGGTACACTTACCCAACCAATCCAGTTTGTGCCCTATAAAGAAAAGGATGATGAGTGGAGAGCTCACAACTTAGACTGGCTTGAGTTCCAGGGAATGAAACAACTACGTAGAAACTCACGTAGATTGATGAAGAACTATAAGCTTGCAAAAGGTATTATTGACAAGAGTGATTACATCGTTGAAGATGGTAATGACATGTCTGATATCGTTGATATGTTAACTCAAGAGGATCAAACTGCTTTAGAGTTAAAGTTCTATCCTATTATACCAAATGTTATAAACGTACTCTGCTCAGAGTTTGCAAAACGTGTTAACAAAATAACTTTCCGTGCTGTTGATGATATCTCATATAACGAGATGTTAGAAGAAAAGCGTGCAATGATTGAACAAGTTTTGATTGCAGAAGCACAGCAAAAAATGATGCAACAGATGCTTCAATCCGGGATGGATATGGAGTCTGAAGAAGCACAACAACAGTTAAGTCCTGAAAACTTAATGACCTTACCAGGCATTGAGGATTTCTTTAAGAAAGATTATCGTTCAATGATTGAGCAATGGGCTTCTCACCAAATGGTTGTTGATACAGAACGCTTTAAAATGCAAGAGTTAGAAGAACGTGCATTTAGAGATATGTTAATTACTGACCGTGAGTTCTGGCATTTCCAAATGAGAGAAGATGATTATGAGGTTGAGTTATGGAATCCATTACTTACTTTTTATCATAAATCTCCAGATGTTCGTTATGTATCCCAAGGTAACTGGGTTGGTAAGATTGATTTAATGTCTGTATCAGACGTTATTGATAAGTTTGGTTGGATGATGACAGCTGAGCAAATGGAGTCTCTTGAGACTTTATATCCTGTTCGTGCTGCTGGTTATGCAATTCAAGGACAACAAAACGATGGTTCTTACTACGATGGCACACGTTCACACGAGTGGAATACAAAGATGCCATCATTAGCTTATCGTCAGTTTACATCTGTCTATGATTCACACTTTGGTACAGGAGATATTGTTGAATGGATCCTTGCTGATTCAGAAGATACAGTTGACTTTGGTAAAACACATTTATTGCGTGTATCGACTATCTATTGGAAGTCACAGCGTAAACTAGGTCACTTAACAAAGATTACAGAAGAAGGTGAGATGATTCAAGAGATTGTTGATGAATCATACAAGATTACTGAAAAACCTTTATACAACAATACTACTGTAAAGAATAAGTCAAAAGAGACGTTAATCTTTGGTGAACATATTGATTGGATCTGGATTAATGAAACATGGGGTGGTATTAAGATCGGACCTAACCGTCCTGCATTCTGGGGGATGAATAATCCTGGAGGTCTTAATCCTATCTATATGGGATTAAATGGTGGTAAGCCATCTCGTTTACCATTCCAGTTTAAAGGTGATTCTACTCTATACGGATGTAAGTTACCAGTTGAAGGTTCTGTCTTTGGTGATAGAAATACTCGATCAACATCTCTTGTTGATATGATGAAACCTTATCAGATTGGATATAACATTGTTAACAACCAGATTGCTGACATCTTAGTTGATGAATTAGGAACGGTAATTATGTTTGATCAGAATGCATTACCTCGTCATTCAATGGGTGAAGATTGGGGTAAGAACAATCTTGAGAAAGCATATGTTGCAATGAAGAACTTCCAGATGTTACCGTTGGATACAACGATTACAAATACTGAGAATCCTTTATCATTCCAGCACTATCAAGTACTTAATCTTGAGCAGACAAATCGTTTGATGAGTCGTATTAGTCTTGCTAATCACTTTAAGCAACAAGCATTTGAAACAATTGGTATCAATCCTCAGCGTATGGGTCAACAGATTGCACAACAAACTGCAACTGGTATTGAGCAAGCTGTAAATGCATCTTATGCACAGACAGAGGTTTATTTTACACAACACAGTGATTATTTAATGCCACGTGTTCATGAGATGAGAACTGACTTAGCTCAGTATTATCATTCAAAGAAACCATCTGTTAGATTACAATACATTACATCAAATGATGAACGTGTTAACTTCCAGATGAATGGTACAGATATGTTGTTACGTGAGTTGAATATCTTCTGTACAACAAAGACTAATCAACGTCAGATTATGGATCAGTTGAAACAGTTAGCATTGAATAACAATACTACTGGGGCTTCGATATATGACCTAGGAAACATTATTAAGTCAGAATCGATTGCAGAGTTAACTGGTGTATTAAAATCAGCTGAGGAGAAGGTTAATCAACAAAAACAGCAAGAGCAACAAGCTCAGCAACAAATGCAACAAGAACAACTTGCTGCTCAAGAAAAAGCTAAGCAAATGGATATCCAAGCTCAAGCTGAACGTGATGATAAGATGATTCAAAAAGATATCACAGTAGCTGAGATTAATGCTGCTGGTAGAGGAGCTGGTTCTGATGTTAATCAAAATCAGATGTCTGATTACCAAGATGCTTTAAGAGATATCAGATCACAGCAACAGTATACAGATCAGATGAGCTTTAATCGTGAGAAGGAAGTTAATAAAAATACTACCGAGCAAGCAAAGCTATCTATTCAAAGAGAAAAGATGAACGTAGAGCGTGAAAAGATGGATACAGCCTTGCAAATTGCACGTGAAAACAAGAACAAGTATGATAAGCCAAAAAAGAAAGACTAACCATAGCGATATAATCCTAGGGTAAGATAAATACATACTACACGTCAGAAGTTTATCGCTGATAATTATGTATATTATAAATGTAGAGATACAAAAAAATAAACCAACCAACATATGTCAACAAATAACGAACCAACTACTGGTACAGTAGACTTGGATATTGATAGCTGGTTAGCAGCACCTGGAGCAGATAGTATTATTACACCTGCAACTGAACCTGCAAAGCCATCAATGTTTAGTCAAGATAAGACAGATCTTTCTTTTATAGATAAGAAAGAAGATGATCCAGATCCTTTAGCAGATGATGAAGGTGATGGTAAAAAAGCGGAGCCTATTAAGGTTGATGAATTATTCGATGATTTAGGTGCTGAACCTACTGATGACGATGATAATCAAAAACCAAACAAAGGTGGTCGTCCTAAGACAGAAAAGTCTGGCTTAGTAGATTTCTTCAAGAAACGCATCGAATCAAAAGAGATGTTTGCATTTGATGACTTTGATGAGTCAAAACAAACTCTTGATGATTATTTAAGTACGTTAGGTGAAAAAGACTATGAAGAGTTATGGCAAGCAAATATCGATAACTTAAAAAACGAAGTTGCTTCAAATACTCCACAAGAGTTTTTTGAATCTTTACCAGAAGAGTTACAGTATGCAGCAAAGTATGTTGCTGATGGTGGACAAGATCTAAAAGGCTTATTTCAAGCTTTAGCTCAGGTAGAACAAGTTAGAGAACTTAATCCTGCCGACGATAATGATCAAGAAGCTATTGTACGTTCATACTTACAAGCAACTAACTTTGGTGATGCAGATGAAATAGAAGAGGAGTTGACAACATGGAAAGACTTAGGTGTGCTTGAGAAAAAAGCAAAGCAGTTTAAACCTAAGTTAGACAGCATGCAAGAGGAGATTGTTCAAGCACAGATTGCTGAACAAGAAGCTCGCAACCGTCAACAAAAACAAGCGGCAGAAGCTTATATGGAGAATGTGTTTGAAGCGTTACGTCCGGCTGAGATCAATGGTCTAAAGTTAGACAAGAAAACACAAGCATCTTTATATGCTGGTTTAGTACAACCAAACTACCCATCAATCTCAGGTCGTCCGACAAATCAGTTAGGACATCTTTTAGAGAAGTATCAGTTTGTTGAACCAAACTATCCGTTAGTTGCAGAAGCATTGTGGTTACTTTCAGATCCTGAATCGTACCGACAAAACATTGCAAAGAATGCAAAGAACCAAGCCGTTGAGCAGACTGTACGTCAGTTAAAGACAGAACAGTCAAGAAAAGTTGGATCAAGCTATTCTGACGATGAAGACAAACGTCCATCAGTAAGAAAAGCACCTCGCCCAACAAACATATTCCAGCGTTAAACAAAACGATTATATTATAACCCTTTAACAAAAATAAAACATTATGGCAACTCCAGTTTTGAATAATGGTATATTTTTGCGTGATACAAGCTATGCAGCTTCATCTCACGTAGATTCATACCACTTATCAAACCTTCTTAAGAGCTCAGAGCCAATGGACTTGGGTCCAGTGGATTTGTGGGCAATGGCACAAAAGGTAGAAATGCCTTTGTACCAAATGTCTTCTTTCGGAGGTAAAAACGTTATCAACGTAGATAACTCTCGCGGTGAGTACAAGTGGCAAATCCCTGTAGCTCAAGATCTTCCTTACATTACAGAAGATATTGAATCAGGAAACGCTACTAAAGGTATCGATGGACAATCGTTCAAGATTAAATTGAACAAGCGTATCTTCGGTCACGGTGATATCATCACTTATGATAAGTACAATGGAGCTGAGATGTACGTAACAGCAGACGATATTATCCCTGCAGGTGACGGTTTCATCTATACAGTTCAATTGGTAAACAATGACAACTTGAAGTTCTTAGACAACAAGTATGTTAAGCAAGGCACAAAGATCTTCCGTAAGGGTTCTGCTCGTGGAGAATATGGTGAGCGTTTCTCTGACTTAGGTCAAGTATCTGCTGGCTTCCGTGAGTTCTATAACTACGTTGGTGGAGCTGAAGCACACGTTCACTACTCTGTATCATCTCGTGCTGACTTGATGATGAAAGGTGGAATGAAAGCTGATGGTACTGTACCAGTTGTTGAGTTATGGCGTTCATTTGATAAGTCTATCGATCCTTCAATCGCTAACTTAGAAGGCTTAGCTAACAAAATGGGTAAAGACTATGTAAAGAAAGCTTACGAATCAGGTCAATTGACTCGTACATTCTTAACTACATTAGAAGCTGCTCACTTATCTAAAATCTCTACTGACATTGAGTCTTACTTAATGTGGGGACAAGGTGGTCGCGTTAAGCAAGATGGTCCAGATGATATTCGTTTATCAGTTGGTCTTTGGAAGCAATTAGATAACTCTTACAAGCGTATCTACAACAAAGGTTCATTTAACTTAGACTTGTTCAAATCTGAGATCTTCAACTTCTTCAATGGTAAAGTTGAGTTCCAAGGACCAGATCCTCGTCGTGAGTTAGTTGTTCAAACAGGTATGGGTGGTATGAAGTTAATCAACGAAGCTATTAAGAAAGAGGCGATCAACTCTGGATTAGTAATCAATGCTTCTGAGGTTGGTGCTATCACTGGTAAAGGGATGGACTTGAACTTTGGTTTTGCGTATACTCAATACGTTATTCCGTTCTTGGCTAACGTTAAGTTCGTATTAAACCCTGCGTTTGATAACGTTCACACAAACGATATTGAGAACCCTATCATTGATGGTTTCCCATTATCTTCTTACAACTTTGTTATCTTTGATATCACTGATAATACTAACGATAACATCTACTTATTGAAGTTATCTTGGGATAATCAATTGAAGTGGTTCTACCAAAACGGTACAATGGATTACATGGGTCGTTCTCAAGGATTCCAGTCTTCTGGTCAATTCAACGGATACCGTGTGTTCATGTCACAAACAATGCCAGCAATCTGGGTTAAAGACCCAACTAAGGTATTGAAGATTGTGATGCGTAACCCAGTTACTGGCGGATCATTCTAAGAGTAAAAGTAATAGTTGACCTGGAGATGAAATACTCTCCAGGTTTTACTATAAGACATTAAAGATGTCACCTCCCAACCTGTTGTACGCAAACCGTACTGATCATACGGAGAGCTTGCAACTCTCAACAGGTTCTATAAACCAAAACCAAATGAAAGCTAGACTAGGACAATTAGTAAAGGTGAAGAATAGCAAGAAGCAGAATCATCCAAACGTTAATGATGCTTATTTTGCAGTATGGGTAAAAGAACAAGATGGTCATGGCCATAAATGTTTACTCTTTACTGAGACTGATTTAGCAAAAGCAGAACTAAGAGCACTTAGAAACAAAGAAGATCTAACTGAACGCAGTCTTACTTCTTTGATATTAGATTAAGAAATACGATATTTGTTAGAAGTCTAACAAGTCTTATTATAAACCAAACCAAACCAAACATGAGTTCAGTAACTATTGTGGAAAAATATCCACAAAATAAGCGATCTACGATTGCTATTAGACCATACTTTGATCCTGCTGTTGATAACATGGGTCTTCAAAAATACGGTTTAACTTTGTTTGAAGGAGCTTTCCACGAAGAGTCGATTGCATGCCTTGAGATAAACGGTATCAAACGTTATAAGACAGGTTTGAACGAATATGCTCCAGAGATAAAGGAATTAAATCCTGAAGAAGCTGAAGCAAAGATTAAGCAGATTCGTCAAGTTGTTAGTCAGTTAGAAAAAGAGTTAGCTGCAAACATTATTGATCCAAACGATGCTGACTTCTGGAATAAAGTTATCTTATTAAAACCAAATAACGATGAGTTCTGGGACAAGATTAAAATAAGATGCGGAAACGAACCGGTATTCTTAGAGCCTGATAAAGATCCTTACGATTTAATTCGTATGTATGCTATTGAAGCTGGTGGATTTAGTATTGTTGCAAAGTCACTTGATGATGCAAAGACAACACCAATTCCTCCAAAGTTTTACTTAGATAAACTAGAAGAGACTGCTTCAACAAATACAGAGGTTAAGAAACTACGCAACAAAGCATTAGCTGAACTTGAGAAGTTATTTAACAAGAATACAAATAAGTTATTTTACGTTGCAAAAGTGCTTGACGTAAACTCAGCTCAGTACCGTAAATCTACTCCTACAGACATTATCTATGATAACATGGATAAATATATCAACGGGGAGTATGTAGACAAGAATAAGCGTAAAACTGCTGAACGTTTCTTGGAGGTTGCTGCGCTTGATATGGAAACATTAAAGTTACGCGCTATTGTTAAGGATTCGACTTATTATAAGTTCATCGCAACAAAAGCAGATGGTTTTATCTACCATATGACATCTTCAACAATGTTAGGTCGTACACCATCAGATTGTGTTGAGTTCTTGAAAAATCCTCTAAACGAAGAGATCTTAAGAGACGTAACAGAACGAGTAGAAAAATACTGGCAGCAGTAGAAATAACATACTTCTCCGGCATCCCATAAGAACTGCACGCTTAGGATGAGCAACTCGATGTACAGCGAGACTCTTAAAGAAGTTTTTAGCCCCTCCTTGGATAGTATCCTTGGACCCTAGTGCCCAACTATGCTTAGATGTAGGACTGCACTTTAAAAAAGACAGGTTTGGTAAAGCCTCTTAGAAATAACGTAACCAAACAAAGTAACAGTACCTGGGTTGCTTACCGTAAGATCAGCTCCCAGGTCTTTTTAAAAAGATTATGGATAACAAACTTGTACAGTTAAAGATT